ATCTGTACTTGGTAAATTAAAAAACCCTGAAGAAACGACGATTTGACAAGGTTGGCATCGGAAAAAGATGGGACCGAGCCCGTCGATGCGTCTCCTACCCAGGCGAAAGTCAGTACATACGGGCTCATCGCGGACTGGTTCAATGGTGCGAGAGTGCTAGTGACCGTTCCGGTGGCGTAGGCACATGCGCAAATGCACAGGCTCAACACACTTGTTTTCATTGGGTTGGTCCTTTTCATTGGGTTGGTCCATTCACATTCGGCTGCGTGACAGTGGGGGCAACCGCTGGAGCCTGAGCTTCAGCCTCCAGTTGGGCGCCTTGATGCAATGTGTTCACCATGTGCTCAATCGCGTCGGTATGCTCACCGAGTAGGGTCTTGGCGGCGTCATGTCGTTGCTCCGCTTCCAGAATCATGAGTTTCCCTGTCGTCTGCAAATGCTCAAGGGCCAACCTGCCCTGCACTTCGACTTCTTTGGTCCGGACTTTCGTTAGCAAGCTCTGTACGAGCGCAACGAGTTGCTGGTTACGCTGCTGAAGCGCTTGCAATTGCTGTCCCTGTTGCACTTCCTGCGGAGTCGGAGCTTGCCCTGTGCCAGGCTTTAAAATCTGCTGAACGGCAGGAGGCGCAGTCGCGATGGCAACTTCCTCAAGTTCTGGGTATCCCATGAACCGGAACAGGACCGCCGCATAAATCTGGAATAGGTTCGGATCTTGTTGAAGTACCTGTGTGAGCATCGCGGTCTGCTCTTGGAGCTTGGTATCGTAAGTAGGACCGCTCGTAACGATTGGCAGATATTTGCCAACGTCAGAGCGATGGTGTTCCTTTCCTTCGAATCCTGTCACTGTGGGAGGCTCGGTCAGACCAGGCATCATCCGCGTGACTGGGTGAGTTTTGTGGTTTCCGTTTTCGGTGCGCCCCTGCAATGCCCGCGGCGTGTCAACGGACTTGATCCTAAGATCCAGAATCACGCGGCCAGCATGCCATTGCGACCTAAGTAGATTGTCAGTGAAATGGAAATTGGTGAGTTGCTGATTGTCCTGGCGCCGCTCGATTGCCACTCCGTACAGATTTTGTTGCGAAGGGTTGGGAATGCTGTCAGCGTACCCCACCTCGCGCCGAATCTGGTCCTGCATTTGCATCCACGCTTGGGTTAGGGCCTGTATCTCAGGCTCGAATTGCTCGCGCCTGGGAAGGGGAGCAACTTGTCCGTTGATTTCGATCTTTTTTACCGCACGAAACAGTCGGCGCTTTCGCTGATCGGTCCATTGTTCGCCTTGAAACTGACCATCGTAGCCAATGTATTCGCTGCGATTAACCGTACCACAGGCCTCGGCAATGGCCGAGCCGTACGCATTAAGCAGCTTTTGCGAATCGCGCGAAAACCTGGTCATGGAGATTAGGATTCGCTTGCCATCGACGATCATCTCGGAGCCCAGCACCGGGATGATAGGAATCCAATTACCCACCCATTCATGGGTTTCCAAAATCTTCTCGCCGTCGATGATGTACTGAACCACGTCGCGAGAGGTAAGCGACCGTTCATTTACAATGTCGCTTTCTTTCCAATCGGTAAAGCCTGGATCGTCCGTCAGACCGACACGACCGTCGCGCAACTGGACGAGTCGGTGGTCCGAAGTTTCTACTTCCCACTTTTCGGCATACCAAACCTCATCCTCTGTGTCTCCCCAGTCGCTATTGCTGCCACTTGCGGTATCGCTGACCCCGGAAGAATCCCATGGAGCCGGCTCCGCCTTCCATTTTTTCTTGAAGTCGCCACGCGGAATCTTCACCCTTACCCAGCAGCGCTTCGCATCCGAGAAATCGGCTTCTTGAACACCACCGTCGAACACAACCGTCAGTGGATCCAATATCCTTTGCACGCTGGGATGCTGCTGAAGGCATACCTGACCGTCCTTCGGATCGTCTGAGTCGTAAACCATCGGTATTCGGAAGAAACCAATCGAGCACCCGGCTGCGCACTCCACCGCAGTATCGTACGCGCTGTCGGCCCGGCACTCGTATTGAATGTGGCGGAGATTATCTTCCCACATATCCGCGGTTTTGGTATTCGCGTCATCGTCTCCCGGAACTACTTTGATCTGCGGGCGCTCTTTGCGAATGGCGTTTACGGTCTGCTGCACGAATCCGTAGCACTCGTTGAATACCAGCGCTGGCAGATTCTCTGCGTCCCGTTCATTTTTGACGCCAGTGTCCCATTGGCCAGTGGCGCTGATGAATCTTTGGTCGATACGCGCTTCTTTGTAAATCTCCTCCCAGGCTTTGGAATCGATGGACCACTGGCGCAGAGACTCCGCAATGAAATCACTGTTTTTGTTGTCCTCGAGCGATTTAGCCGCCATGGCCCTTGGTAGCCTCCGGCTCCTTCCATCCCAGTTTTTTCATGAGACGCGCGGCATCCAGATTGTTAATCACCATCGCGACCCCGTGCTGCAGAGAGATCATGTGGCTGTCATTGCGGTTCGTGGAAGGGCAAATCGCCTGGATGGAGTCGAGTTTGACGGTGCTGAAGCCGTCCGCCGACAGCCAGCCGAAGTAGCCGCCGGCCTGCGGAGGCTTCCAGGAAAGGTTGGAGATTGGGCGACCGGATGGCTCAACGAGTGCAGAACGCCGCATCGACTCGCTCATTTTGTGTGCCGAACGGGCAACGGTTCCGCGCTGTTCCACGGGTCCATCAGCCGTGCTCCTTTTTTTGGGGCTCGCGAGACATTTCGGTAATGTCCATCCGTGATTATCTGAGGGTGGATTGTTACGCGGCCATCGGAAGATCCGCTGGTTGCAACGAATACCTGAAGTTGGCGCAACGGTTCTCCTGTCCTCGGAGAGCAATGATGAACTCCCTCTATGGAAAACGCATCGCCGAGATAAATCGGTTCCGGGCCCCTGAACCTAAGATCAATTGACGATTCCATGTTTTCCGTCACGTAGAAACTGGCTGCCTTGGATGCTTTCCCCCCAATTGGTACGGCAACACATGCCGCTACTATGGTCTTCAAGAGATTTCGGCGCGTCATTCTTCTTCTCCGCTTTCCGCCTCGCTTACGTCTTCTTTTTCCGGCGCATTGGCAAAGCAGTGCCCCATGGTACTCTTCAGGTGCTTGACAGCGTGGGCCATGGTCGGGTGAAATTGCTTTTCCTCCGCGTGATCCCAGGATGGACCGCCGCCTTGGCCACCGCGCGCGCTGTGCGTGGTGGTAATGCTCTCCAATCCCGGCTTCAGCGGACCAAAGTGAACCTCCACGTGAGGCTTTCTGCTTCCGGCCATTACAGCCTCCCCATGTGTTTTGAAGGAATTCCGCTGGCGCTTCCACACGTCTTCATCGTGTGCGCTTCGCGCGCCGAGTGGTTGACCACATTTTTCTTCTTGCCCATCACGCGATCTGCCTTGGAGTCGATCTTTTCCTCGGTGGATTTGGACATGCGGCCGGCGTTAACCGCTTGGCTGGCGCGTGCCTTGGCATTCTTGGCGTGGCTGGCGTCGTTGACGGGATACGAACGATCCGGTCCAGCGAATGCGCTCTTTGGTAGCTTGTTACGTTCTTTGGTGCTCAATTTGGCCATTTCTGACGAACCTTTCCGCGCGTGACCCATCGAGGGATCATCGTGCAACTCCTTCAGCATTTTTTCGCGTTGCGCCCCGGACAGCGGAGAGGCTTTGCTCAGGAGAAACCGTACCTCGCGCCGTGTCCATGGCATTCTGGCCCAACTTTAGCGCTTTTCCGCACAGAAAGCAAAATTTGAGTGGATTTTGGGGTGAAACTGGATTACGGGCGCATCCATCCGTCTCCGCCGTAACGGTTTGATGGGGCAGAGCTAAAGACTTCTCGTTCCGGTGTTCGCCAGTCTTCTTCGATCAGATTAACGTCTCCGGCGAATGTGAGGCAGAGGGAATCGGCATCGTCCATGCAGGAGCATTCGCAGCGTGCCATTACCTCCTCTTTCGGCTCAAGAACGAGTTTTTGGGTGGTGTCTAGGTGGAAGCCCGGGCCGGTGAGCTGCAGCTCTAAATCGTCTTCGTCTGGAATGGCGCCGTGGACCAGCCAGTCTTTGCATCTGCCCCACATTTGCGCTCGGCGGTTCTTGTAGTGCCTATCCCCGCAAGCGCCTCCGAAATTAACCTCATGGACGTTGTCGAATCCCAGAACGTGGAGCCTCTCCACAATTGCTGCTCCGAATGCCGAATCCACGAACAACGCCGCAATCCGATTTGCCGGTCGCTTATCGCGCAACGCTTCTGCGCAGATGCCGATCAGCAGGGCGCGGTCGCGGCTTTTTTCCCCGCTGATCCGTACCCGCTTGCGGCTGCGAGCATCGAAGCCGCGCCGGAAAGTCAGGACGCTCCACGCGGATCCACCAGGCCCAACGTCCAATCCAGCAACCAACGGCTCGTCGCGGAGCACTTCCGGAACCCTCTTACGGGCGCCGGATACACGGTCGCGGTCGATAAATTGCAACTCGCTGCTGTTGGGTGGCAACCCCAACACGCGCACTCGCACGAAATCGCTGTCAATTCCGTGATCCGTAATCCATTGATCGATAAGCGATTTGTTGGTGAAACGCGATTTCCGGCTGTCCACGCGACGATGGTTCCAACGTTGGCTTTGCAGCCCGAAGCACACCTGATAGAAGCGGCCAGTATTGCGCACTGGCTGCCCCCAGGCGAAGAAATGCGGCTCTCCGTCTGTCAATCCTCCCATCGCAGTATCCCAGATTGCGTCAGGAACGTCGGACGCCTCGTCGAACAAATACCAGGACGTGGAGTTGGCCGCGTGCTGGCCGGCGAAGCTCTGGGCGTTCTCCTCTTTGCAGGTTTGTGCCTGCACTTTCCATGCCTCTGGATTTTGCTTGCTATAAATACCGCGGCTCTGTATATCGAACCAGGAAGCCGTCACGCACAACTTTGTCCACTCCTGGATCTTGGCCCAAGTACGCTCCTCGAGCTGCTGCGCTGTGCCGGCCGTCACGGTACCCTGAGAAAATGGCCGCGTCGACAGCTCCCAGCCGGCGATCCATGCGCCTAGCACGCTCTTGCCGGTGCCGTGTCCGCTACTTTCCGCCATCAGGATCGGCATCGCTGGTTTGGGGTGAAGGGAGTCAAAGCCACGTGCGCGCACTTCATT